CTTCGCCGCGTGCGCTCTCCGCCGTTCCTCCGCCGCCCTGGCTCTCTCTTCCTCCGCCGCCGCTGCCATAAACCCGTTGTCATTCGTCGGATATCGTTTCATAACCTTTCAAACCTCCTTAATACGTCAATCTCAAAATGCCGCAAAAAAATTACGGCGGGAAAAATCATTTCTCCCGCCATTGCCGCTGCCGCGCCGCCTTCTTTACCAGGCTTTTCCGCAGCCCCTCGCGCATATCCCGCGTCTTCCGGTTTCGCTCCCGTTCTTTCCGTTTCCCTTCGCTCCACGCCCAGAAAGCCGCGTATCTCGCGCACTTCCCGTGGCACGTCGCAGATCTATCCGGGCATCCCGGAACACAAGGATTTTTCAACGCAATCATCCTAACTCGCACGCGTGTTGCCTAACGCATATCTGCGTTACACGCGTGTTAAAATTGTGTTAAGTGCGGAATTAACCCCGCAGCAATTCAAACATATTCACCTGGTTCTTTTCCGCTTCCAGCCGTTCGCAAGCGCTCCGGTAATACTCCGGGTCAATCTCAAACCCGGTATATTCCAACCCGGCCCTATGGCACGCAACCAGACTCGACGCGCTGCCGACGTGCGTATCAAGGATCCTGTCGCCTTCCTTCGCATACCGGGAAAGGATCCAACTATACAACTTCACCGGCTTTTGTGTCGGGTGGAATCGTTTCTCGCTGGCCGTTCCTTGCGGCGTGCACTCAAACAACTTCGCGTTGTCGTTAAAGCTCGTCCAGGCGTATTCGCACATAGCCATACTGAAATTCTCAGTAATGCTCAGCTTTCGCCAGATCAAAAAGCATCTTGTCGGCGGCAACGTGAAATAGTTCCCGCCCCAGATGATTTGATTTTTACTCACCCGGAACAGCTCCCGGAAATAATCCTCTCCCGGGGCTGTATCCCAACCAATGATTTTTCTTCCGTATTTCGTCGCCCAGGTACCGCCCCGCCGCTCTACGTCGGGGACGTTCTCCGTCTTCTTCGCCTTCGCGCTGCTTATATCGGCTAAACCAACCGCCAGGAGTAAATCGGTTATACCCCCCCCCCGGCATTTCCGTCGCCATACGGCGGATCCACGATTGCTAAATCAAAATATCCGTCCGGGTATTCCTTCAGCGCGTCCATGCAGTCCATGTTATAGAATCCCGCTTCCAGCACTGTTATTTCCTCCGCGTATATAAACCCGGCCCGGGAAGGTTGCCTGCATCCCGGGCCGGGGTATATAGGGTTACAAAACCATTTCAATTTTGAAATAAAATAGCCCGCCTTGAACCTCGGGCAGTAGAAAGCCCTTTGCCGCTGGTCAGCCCGGTCAAAGGGAAAAGCCTGCTCTCGGCAGGCGGGCGGGCCGCCGGAATGGTCAGTCGCCACCCTGGCCTTATAGGCCGGTATTGTCCGTTATTCCTTTTTCTTTTCCAACTTCGCCAGGGTGATTTCGTATCCGCCCATGGCCGCCAGCGCTACAATGACAGCATTTACCGCCGTCAAAAGTCCGTTCTGCAGCGTCAGCCCGACTGTAAACTGTGTTGCCAGTAAAGAGATAATCAGCGCGATCACGTACACAATTATGCGTGTCGGGATCTTCCATACCTTATCCAGCGGGAGCTTCAAAAGCTGGACAATCAGCATCGTGGCCACGGTCGCACCGGCAATCGTCGCCAGATATTCCCAGCTAAACGGCTCCGTCGGCAGCGCTTCGCCGCCCGCTACGGTGGATACTTCCTCCGCAAAGGCGGCCCCGCAAAATAAGCCAATTATCAGCAATACCGCCATTAACGAAAACACTTTTTTCATTGAGCAATCCTCCTGTTCTTCAAAAAATCGTTTTCCCCGGGAATCATTTCTTTTCCGGCGTCGGGACAATCGGCCTGTGAGTTAGATATTTATTTAACTCTTTCGCTGCTTCTTCCAGCTCTTCCGCGTTTCCGTTGTGTTGCTGGTGATTCAGTGTGGCGATTGTCCCCCGGGCCAGATAGGTAAACCCCTCGTGCATATCCTTGATATTGGCGTCCACGCTTTCCAGGGTACTTTCGATCCTTTCCAGCGCCTTGTCGTGCTCATTGCTCCGCCGTTCCGCCTGCTCGATACGCACCTTGTCAGCTTCCAGCTTCTTGTCTATGGCGTCGAATTTATCCTGCATCTTCGTGGAAACCTTCTGGCTGATATCCTCCGCCAGCGTATCCACCTTCCGCTGTACGACGCCTTCCGCAATGGCCGTCATTTCCTCCTGCTTGCGTTTCTTCTCGTTCCGGCTGATTTCAACAACCTTCCATACCGCCGCGATAGCAACGCAAAGGACGATCCCGGCGACGAAGAAAACCCATATCATCCACGGAGCAATCCCCTGGTATGTGAGCTTCTCCGCCGCCTGTTCTACCTTGTCCACCTTCTTCACCCCCTTTCCGGCCCGGCCTGCCCTGCCGGTTTATCAAGCTCAAAAGACGCACCACCGCGCCCCTTCAGCTCATCAAGCGTCCTCCCGGATTGTTGCCTGCCCGGGATAGCTTGCCGCCAGGCTTTCCGCCGCTGCTTTGTCCAGCCCGGAAACCGTGACCGTATAGGTTTTTACCGGGACGGGTTCCGGTTCCGGCGTGGGATCCAGATCCGCAATCGCCTTGTCCAGCGCCGCCCAGGTTTTCGGCCCGCAGATGCCGTCCGCCGTCAGTCCGTGGTCTTTCTGGAATTTCGATACCGCCGCCATCGTGGCTTTTCCGTAGTCGCCGTCAATCCCGCACGGCCCGATATCATATCCCAGCTTCACCAGGTCTGTCTGGCACTCAACAACATATTCGCCCTTGCTTCCGCGCCGCAGCGTAGGCCGCTTTTCCGGCGTCGGTGTCGGCGTCGGGGTGGGAGTGGGAACATCCCCGTCCACGCAGGCCGGAACGCCCCAGTGAGTCCATTTCTTGTTCAGTGTGGTAAAGTGCTGTACCCCGTTGGAGCACTCGCACGTTTCTCCGTTGTAGTAAAGCCCCGTGTGGGCCATCACCTTCGGGTTCTTGCTGTCCGTGTAGAACAGGCATACGATCACGTTCTGCGGGATTCCGTCCTTGATTTCGCCCTTCGCCTTCCAGTTGCTTTCCGTGTTCCATTGCGAAGTCGCTCCGGCGCCCATCAGTTTCCATCCGAAAATCTGCAGCAGGATCCAGTATGTGAACCCACGGCAGTCGTAGTCCCTTACGCGCTGCCCGTTCGGGTACCACTTGCACCCGCTGCAGGCTCCGCTCCCGTCGAAGTTCTTGCACTTCGCCTTGATATTGTCCTTGTTCTTGCCCTCCGCCGTCCGGTTATAGGCCGTCCGCCTGTTCGCGGGCGTGCAGTATTGCCCCCGGTCGCCAAACACATACGGCCAGCCGACGGTCAACAGCGCCGCCTGCCAGGCCGCATCTGAAAGAGGAATACCGCTCGTTTTCAGTATTGCTATCTGCTCGTCAACGTATGCTGCTGTATTCATTTTCTGCCCCTCCTTTGGTCGTCGTAGTAGATAATCCACGCCATATAGCCCATCAGCGCGGCAATCAGCGCGAACAGGGCGATAATGGCCCATCCAACCCAGCTCATTTCCGCTTCCTCCGTTCCTCCCGGGCCTTGCGTTTCCGTTCCCGTTCTTCGTAGTCTTTCCGTATCGCTTCCGCTTCCTCGTCCAGCGGTTGTTCCGGCAGCGCGGCCAGCAGACAGACCATCAGCATCCCGAACGCCACGAGCAGCGCCGCCACCAGGATTACAGATACAATCCAGCTCATATTTCCACTTCCTCCGCGCTTTCCATCCAGGCGTAATAGTTCCGCCTTATATGCTCTTCCAGGTCGCCGCCGTACTGCGGGTCGTCTTCCCGGATCCCCCGCACCGCCAGCACCTTGAAGTTGTAGTCAATTCTTCCCGTCAGATTGTCGTATATCGGTACCGGCTCCCCGGGCGTCAGCCAGATATCGCATAGCCCGTCATGCGTCGGCACGATACGATAAAAGGGCCGCCCGAAACTCCCGGACGGCCCCTGTTTACCGGCGCTCATTAGTCGATCACCAGATCCCCGTGCCCCGTGTCAATCAGAATCTGCGCGACAGGCGCTTTCAGTTTGGCGGGCACTTGCTTGTACGTTTTCTCACCGGCAATAATCTTGTCGGCCCAGAGTTGTGCAATCATTTTTCGTTTCCTCCCGGATTATTCGATGATAAGGTCTTCGCAACCCGCGTCAATCAGAATCTCCCGCACCTGGTCTTTCAGCTTCGCCGGAACCTGGGCGAAAGTCTTCTTGCCGTTGATAATCTGGATAGCCCACAGCATAGCCAACATTTCTTTTGTCCTCCTTCCCGCAAAAAGTAGGATAATCCACAGCAAAATATTACATATCATCGCCGTAGACAACCTCGCTCATTTCAAGGATGCACTCCGTCAGCATCGCGTTTTCCGCCTTCAGCAGCGCGATTTCCTCCGCCTGCTTCTGGTTCTCCGGCTTTTCAATCAGCGTGAACCAGTACCGGTTGTCAACGCTCGCGCACTCAACAAAAATGGCATCCTCAATGGTCGTTACCTGGCCGTTTTCCGTAATGGTTACGTCCGTCAGATCCTTCGGGATAGACGGCTTTTTGTCCACCACGTAGCAGCTCCCGTTTACCTCCGCCGTGATTTCGTCCCCGTTCTTGAACTTGATAATGGCTTCCATGTTAGCTCCTTTCCGAAAAGCGCCTTATACAGCGTTTTCATCCGTTTGATTTGTTTTCTGCTCATCAGTCTGGAATAGTCGCCCATCCAGCTTTTGCAGGCCATTTCCACGTCTTCGTAGGTCATGCTTCCTTTGGCGATCAGTCCCTTATAGGCCCTTATCCTCCGCCGCTCCCGGGTCACGGCCTTCTGATTGATTCGCTGGATCACCTTTCCGCCGGGCGTAAGACTGTACCGTATCTGCAGATATCGGTATGTATCGCCCAGCCGGGCAATATGTGTCTTCCGCTCGTTGATAAAGATTCCCATGCTCCGGGCGACCACCATAATTCCGGCGATAATGCTTTCCAGCTCGTCCCGTTCCCGGCAGATGATATATAGGTCGTCCATGTACCGCCCGTACCATTTGCACCCGCGTATAATCTTCGCGTAGTTGTCAATCGGCGTCGGGAAAAAGATCCCGATATCCTGGCTCACCTGGTCGCCTATGTCCACGCCCTTCGGCATGAACTGCTGGCCCGTCCGCGCTTCCGCCGGGATTGTTTCGTAATACTGCACGCTGTTGAACTTAACGTCCATGCACCGGGCGTATTCCTCGTCCGTCATGTAGCTTACGTCAACCCGGAACGTCCGCAGGATTTCGTCCAGCAGCCAGTTGCCTTCCTCGCTGATCTTCGGGCCAACCCGGGCTTTTATCTGGTCGTGCCGGATATTGTCGTAGTATTTGCTGAAGTCCACAAACCCGATATACCCTTTGTTGTCCCGGTATTTCAGCCAGAAGTTGTGTAGGTCGCGCACGAAAAGTTCCCGGGCAAAGGTCAGCCCCTTGCCCTTCTGGCTTGCTCCGTTGTTGTGTATCAGATAGGGCCGCAGCGCGTCCGCCAGCTCCCCGTCACATAACGCGTGACGCACTACGCGATCCCGCATCCTCGCCCCGTGGATATGGCGTATTTTCCCGCGCTCGTTCAGCGTAAATTCCGTGCCCTGGCTGGTAACGTATGTCCGGCTTTCGATTTCCTGTTTCAGCCTTACGATTTCGGAAAGGAAGTCGATTTCAAACCGTTGCGGTTCTTCCTTCCATGCGCTTCCCTTCAAGCTCGCCAGGAAGCTGTCATATAGGAGGTTTAAGTCTGTCAGTCCCATAAAAAGAAAGCGTGCTCCCTTCGCAGGATTAAGCCCCGGATATCGGCTCGTCGTAACTTGCCGCATAGGGCAAACCGGCACGCGGCGGCTCCGCCGTTCGGCGCTGTCTTTTCGCCTTTCGGCCAGGATAATCTTTCCTTTCGGTGAAACGCTTTGCCTAACTCAAGAGGACTTATGCCGCGCTTCCAAAATCCGGGCGGATCCCATTACCGTTGGACGCGTTGTTGTAGTTCGCATTGCCGTTGTTGTTCACATTGGCAAAGTTCGTCGCGGACACAACATCCCGCAACCACCAGTTCGCACGCACAAAGATTACCCTTTATCTTCGTCAGCGGCGCGTTCCTCCATCCGGCCAATCCGGCGGATAATTCCCGCGATGCTGTCAAAGAATCGTGTGATAAGCCCTTCCGTCGTTTCCTTTGCCTTTCCGGGCTTCTTCGGCTTGATAAGCCGGTTGTCGCTCTGCCTTACGCCCTTGTATAGCGCAATCTGCTGGTCAATGGCCACGGCAAAGCGCTCGTATTTGTTGATATCTACCGGAAGCGTGCGGATCACGTAGTTTAATTCCTGCTTCAGCGTGTAGCAGTAACCGATTGCCCGGTTCATGTACCATCGCCGCACCAGAAATTCAAGCGTCTTCGCTACCGTTTCGCTGGGAAAGATGCTGTTACCCATCGTGAAGTTCTTTTCGATCTCACGCAGGATATCCAGGATGGCCCGCGCTTCCTCGTCAATGAACCATTTCTTGAAGCTCTCGTTCTTCTTTTCCCATCGCGCTACGATATCGTCTATGTTTGCGTCCTTCCGGTGATCGTGCCGGTATTTCTCCATCTTCTTCCGGTATTTCTCTTCCGAAAATCCGAAGTCGTTGAGGATGAGGGCCGACACTTCGTTGCGGAGCTGGTAGAAATGGTGCTGCGCTTCAAATCGGCTTTGCTGCCGTCTGCCTTTCGGTACGCTCATGCCGCTTCCTCCGTTCTCCCCGGCCACGAGGGCCGGGGATTAAAGATCCGCTTACGCTCTGATACCGAAAGCCGGGCGGATCCCAAAACCGTAGGACGCGTTGCTGTAGTCCGCACGGCCGTAGCCGGCCACACTGGCAAAGTACGCCGCGGACACAACATCCCGCAACCACCAGTGAGCACGGTTGCAGATCCGGGAGTGGTCGAGAGCGAACAACGGGAGCTGTGCGTGACCGATTGTGTAGTTCGCCGGGATATTCGTTCCGCACGTCACGTTGCCGAATACCTTCCCGCCGTAAACCATCTGCTCAGTCATAAGCTCCGCCGTGCTGTCGTACCAGGTACCGGCGCTTTCGTATCCGTTCGTCACGGCGTTGCAAAGGTGCTCGCGGTGGCTCAAAATATGGCCGCTGCCGAAGGCGTTGTTGATGGCCGTATTCATGGTGGCCTTCATGGTGTTACTGTTGTTGCCGGTGTAGAAGTCGCTGCCGACGTAAGCGCCGGTCGTAACGTTGGAACCGTTCAGTCCGCCGCTGGTAAGGTTGCTGTCCGGTACAATCACAACATGGTGCGTGGTGCAGGCCGTGTCGCCGTAGTTGTACCAGTAGTCAAACGCAGCGATACGCCAGTTGACGCCGTTGATTGTCCAGTAGTCGCCAATGAACAGATCGTCGAAGGTACCCGCGCTGATGGCGGCCCACTGGTCAGCCGACACGCTGCTTCCCAGGTATTTGCCCCGGTAAATGCTGTTGTGATATCCCGCGTTCTGCGTCAGCGAAAGCCCGGGGGTGAACACAATCTTTTCCGGGTTTTCCAGAATCGCGGCAAAAGCCTTGCTCATAAGGCCCTTGTTGCTGCTCGTCGCCAGCTTGATAAAACCGGCCTGGATGGCTTCCGCGTCCGGTGCCAGCAAGCCTTTCTGGCTCGTGGTCACAAGATCCGGGCAAAGTGCCTGCAATGCGGCGATGATGGCCGCTACGTTGCTGCCCTGCAGCTCAGTAATGTTGAAACCCATTTTTCCTGTTCCTCCTTAACTGAAAATGTATGTGGTTTTCTGCGTGGTCAGATCCGTGGTAATGGTCAGCACTTCGCCGCTCGCCAGCGTCCGAACCTCCGTAATCGTCGTGCTCGTCCGGGTATAAATGTCCGTCCGCATGGTGTCGCTGGTATCCACGTCAACGTGCGTCATGCCCGTAATATCACCGTTCGCGTCGTAGGTGGGCGTCGCTTCGCAGTTCGGCAGTCCTTCCTCCATCAGCCAGTCCTGGTGCTGGGCCTGCTCAAATTCCAGGTGGGCCACGTAAACCATCGTGTCAATGTTGACCGTAAGGCTTCCGTTGTTGCTCACCGTCAGCACGCAGTTAAGGTCAAACAGAAATTCCGGGCTGTCGCTGGCCTTCGGCACGTCGATGCCGTCCGCGCTGTCCTGGTGCAGACTCAGCAGCGTTTCCGTGCCCGCCGCGCCCAATTTCGCCCAGATGCCGATTTCGTGGGCTGTATACGCGGCGCTCGCGTGCGGGCCAACGCGGATTTTCAGTTTCCGTCCCGTTGTTCCGACCGGCGTATTGCTCACGATGCTTGCCGTGTCTTTCTGGGTCTGCAGTGCCGTCTGCGTCCGCATATTTGCGTCCGGCACATAGCCGCTGCCGACCGTCGCTTTCGTAATGTAAAGCGTTTCGCTTCCCCCGGCCCACGCCGCAAGCAGGGCGTTCCCGGCATTGGTGATAACTCCAATCCAGCCCATAAAAATAACCTCCGTTATTCAATTAAATACAGGGAGTGATTAACGGGCGCGTAATCACGCCCGCGTGACGCGCTCGCGCTACGCACGCGTAACGTCAGTCGTACATCACGCAATCCACCACAATGGAATACCCGGTATCCACCACCGCGCACTCCACTTCGCAGGAGCTTTCCCCGCCGTTGAACACGATGTTCGCCAGCACGCTCCGCACGTTCTTGGCCTTTTCCACGGCCTTGCGGATCCACGCTTCGTTCTCGTCGCTCCGCAGGCCCGTAACCGTCACATTGAACTCGCCCGGATCCCCGCCGAACTCCCAAAACTCATCCACCCGGCTTTCGCCAAAGTAGACTTTCAGATACTGCCTTACGCCTTCCGCCGTGCCGTGGAGCTGGTAGTTCTTCATCGCGTCCCGGATCCACTCCCGCTTGATATCCACGTCCGCGTTGTAGTCGTATAGGCAGTTGTATTCCCATGCCAGCTCGTCAAGCCGCCATTCCGGCATTTCGTCCACGTCCAGGATCGTGTCCAGCGCTACCTTACTCCGGGCCAGGAAGTAGTCCAGCCCGGCCTGCAGCGCCTTGGCGATGGCGTAGCCGTTCTTGTCCTGCAGAATGAACCGGGGGAAGATCCGGTTGATATCGTATGTCTGAATCATGCGCTCACCGCCGTTACTGTGATCGTTCCCTTGCAGCATTCTTCCGGGTCAATCTCGGTATACACCGCTGCCCCGCCGTCGAACTCGCTTCCCGCCGTGAAGGTAACAACCGTGCATCCGGCCTGGTACATATACGCTTTCAGCATATCCGGGTTGAACGGCTGCCCGATATGTTCATCCTGCCAGCTCTGGTATTTCTTCACCGCGTTGCTTACCGCCGTGGCAAGGTCGGTCGTATCCGCGCCGCTGTAGCTCACGTTCAGCGTATAGGTCTTCGCCGTCGCAACCGCCACCGTGATATTGTCGGAAAGCGGCCTGGCGTCCTTCGGGCTGAGCGCCGCCGTAACGCTGTTGATAATGCTCGTTGGGTTTGCCCCGGTGGCCAGAATCAGATAAACGTATACATCCAGGTTGCCTTCGTTCAGCGCCCGGGCGTCAATGATTTCGCTGCTGGTTTCCTTGGCGATGCGCTCATACATTTCGCTCGTGCCGGTCGTCGCCGCCGCCAGTCCGTAGGTCTGGATCCGCGCCCGGTAGGTGTCGTCGTCCTCTTCGTTCTGGCCGCCCTCCGCGTCCGCGTTGACCGTGATGTTCGTCACGTTGTCGTCCTCCGGCGGCACCAGCAGTTGCATTTCGCTGCCCGCCGTCAGCCCGTTGCCCTTGGCCCCGGCTTCCGTGCAGACGATATCCGCCGTCTGGCTTCCCGCGTATCCCGTATAGGCGATATCCTCCGCCGTTTCGTAGATTACGCTGCCGTCCGCCGTCAGCGGCGTTCCGGCGGGAATGACGCCCGGGGAGCCGGTCGCCCGGAAGGTCAGCGTCACGTTGGCCGTTGCCTTCTCCGCCTGGATCCGGTAGCAGTTCCGTTTCTGCCCGTAGATATCCAGATATTCGCCCACCGCGTAGCGCAGCGTATCCATTCGCAGCGCGTTGTCGATTCCGGCAAACGCCTGCATGATAATGCTCTGCACGCCCCGCATCAGCATTTCCTTTTCGTCACCCGGATACAGCACGTCGCCGCCTGCGTCCAGGTAGGCGTCAATCATGGCGTCCCAGATGGCGTCCGGGTCGTATGTCAGATAGTGGATCTCGTTGTCTTCCATGACCGTTTCCGCCTCCTTTATTGCGCGTCCTCAAACGCGATTTCAATTACACAGTGAACGATGGCTTCTCCGTCGTCGTCCAGCTCTATCCACCCTTCCACAACCTCCGCGTCCGGTTCCCAGAGCATACACCGGTCAAGCTCCTGCACGATAATGGCTTCCGCTTCGTCGTATGGAAGGTCAAAAATAGCGGGGTTTAATCCCCGCTGCCGGTCGTATGGAACGTCCCCCTGCCGGAGTGTGATAAGGTTCTTCGCGTTCCGTATCGTCCGCTCCGTCATGTTGCTAACCATCGTGCACTCAAAGTCCAGCGGCGCGGGAGCGCTGGTAATTTCGTACATGGCCACTTTCTCCCGCCCCCTTTACTTGAGTAATGCCACCGGCTTTGTTGCCGGAGTCACCTTGTTGGTTGTCCCGCCGGTCTGCGACGGCTTGATAGAGTCAACCTTTTTCTGCACATAGGAACTCGCGTCCTTCGCGCTTTCCGTCGTCTGGTTCGCTTTGTCCTTCGCGTCCGTCCGGCCCTGGGTCTGGTTGCTGGCCTGGCTCTTGGTTTCGCTGGCCCACTGAGCCGTCTTTGGTACCTTCGCCCAGGCTTTCTTCCTCGCGTCGTCCTTGGATATGTTGCTGTATCCGGTCACGGAGCTTACCGCGCCGCTGCTGCCGCTGTAGTACACCGTCACGGAGTATTTGTATCCTCCGCCGCCGGAAGGGCTTTCCGGGCTGCTGCTCCCGTCCCCCTTGCTGCACTGTTTCAGTGTCATATCCACTTCCGCGCTGATCCAGGTACCGTTCGGGGCTGTCACAATGTTCTTGACCGTCGCCCCGGTACCCATCATCTGCGGTGTAAACAGCTTGCTCCCGTTGTTGTATACATAGCTCTTCGCGCCGGTTCTCGCGTCTTCCGCCAGGTGCATGGCCATAGCCCGCACATCCGATACGCCCAGGCGCTTGTCCAGGATCGCGGTAAACTTGACTTCGTAACCCCCGTCGTTCTTCTTCTTGACGTATTTGTTCCCGCCGTTGGTTTCGTCCTCCGTTTCGCAGCTCGCCGTAATCTGCAGGCTTTTGTATCCGACAACCTTTGTCGGCGTCACATAGAACTGGTGCCCGTTCCATTCCAGCAGAATATTGCTGGAATTGTTCGTGGGAGAACTGGAAGGGTTGGAGCCGGATCCGCTGCCGCTCGTCTGCGTGCTTGAACTGCTGGACGTGTTCCGGTTATTGCTTTTGGCCTTCGTTTCCGCCGCCTGCTTTTTCTTGATAACGTCCGCCACGCCCTTAACCACTCCGGCAACCGTGCTGGCAACGGTCTTTACGGCTGCGGCTACGCCGCCGATGATGGACGTAATGCTGGTCGTTTTCGTGCTCTGCTTCGCCGGGGTGGCCGCCGCCTTACCGACGTTACTGACGAGTTTGCTGAAAAAGCCCATCTTCTCACTCCTCCCACGGAGCTTTGGCCGGTAGTTCGTCCACCGCGTCCGTTAAATCAATCTGGGGCAGGAGAACGGCTTCCTGCCCCGTGAATACGGATAAATCCGTAAGGTGCGGATTCGCGCACATCAGTTCTGCGGCGTACTTCTCGTTGCCGTAAACCTCCCGGGCGATACTGTCAAACGTTTCGCCGCCTGCGGTGTTGTATTGATAACCGCTCATTGTCATTCCGTATCACCCCTTAAAAACTTTGTGTCCGAAGGGGTTTAAGGGGGCGACCGGAAAGCCCCCTTATTCCCTTACGCATAAACTTCTATGGAGTTATGCAAGTTCATGTTTTCAATGGCGCTCTGTACGGCCTTCTTGACGACTGCTCCCAACCGGGCCTTATCCTTCGCCAGTTCGTCCGCCACGCCCGTTGCGTCGTTCGCGTTGATAACCGGGCTGTAGCTCTGGATATTGACGCTGATTCCGCCACCGGCGTTCAGTCCGCCGTTGGTCGCCAGCAGTTCGCCCCAGGTGAATCCGCTCGCCGCCGCTGCCGCCCGCAGAAGGTCAGCCGTCCGCTGGGTGTGTGCTTCGGGAATGGCCCATTCCGGCCCGGCTTCACCAAACAGGGACGGTGTGTCAGCGCGTCCGCCCTCCGCGAAACCGCCTTCTCCTTCGCCTTCGCCGGTTTCGTCCTTCGCCTTGTAATATACCCAGGCGTACTTGTCCGGCGGTACCCAATCGTCAACCGCGCTGCTGTCCAGCTTCGCTTCCGTATCCACCGGGATAGGCGGATGCGCGGAAAGCTCGTCCAGCTCGCCCTGCAGTTTTTCCAGCTCAGCCATTGCCGCTTCAATTTCGGCGTCAACTTCAACTTTCTGGTCTTCCAGGCCGCCTTCGCCGTTTACGCTCGTCCAGTCCCGGTGATATCCGCCCGCGTCCGTAATGCCGTAGTTGTTGGCGTCCATCCGCTGGTTGGCCGCGTCGATCTCTCCGGCAATCTTGCTCTGCTTTTCCTGCAGGGTCTGGATGTAGGATAGCTGGCTGGCCACAGCGTCCTGGGCCTGTTCCATGGCCCTCCCGTACTTTGCTTCCGGCGTAATCCGGTATTCTTCAAACTCGCCCGGACGGATGCCTAACCGGTAAGCCGCCAGCCATTCCGCCGCCTTCGGACTCATCTGGTCAATGCCTTCCACGTCGGAAACGATGCCCGCCAGATCGTATTCGTTTTTGAGCTGTTCTATGTTCTGATCGACAAACGCCCGCTGCGCGTCGGTCAGCTCGTTGTTGTAATAGTCAAAGATCTTCTGCTGCTGTGCCGCGATGTTGGAGCTTCCGAACAGATCCGCCACCAGGCTGTAAAGGCCCTGGCTTGCTTTCGCGTCTGCGGACATCATGCCCGCGTAGGCTTCCGGCGTCCCGTTTCCGAATGTACCCATCATGTACATTCTCTCAAACCAGTCCGCCCGGGCCTGGTTCTCTTCGCCTTCCATGCCCCGGTATTCCGCTGCCAGCCGGGCCATTTCCGCCCAACCTCTGCCAACGTCGCCGTTACCTTCCGGGTCATAGAACGCCGCGAGCTGTTCCAGGCTCCGCTTCAGCATACCCTGGTTTCCGTTCAGCCGCAGGATTTCATTTCCGGCGGCCCCGGGGGCAATAATACCCATCTGGGCCATCCGCATAAGGTTTTCCGCGTCCTGGAAAAGAGCGCCCGTATCGCTTGTGCGGAGCGCGTTTTCCCATCCGCGCATAAGGATATCGTTATAGTCGCCTTCCCAGGCAGCACGCTTCGTGCTGTATTGCCGCTCCGTTTCCGCGATAAGGGCGTTGATATCAACCTCCGCCGGGTTCACCAGTTCGCCCGTCATGGGGTTAATGAACTTCTGCCCGTGCTGAAGCGCCCAATCATAGTACGTCTGCAGCGTCGCCTGCAAATCCAGCATCTGGTCGTCCAGCTCTCCGAACGTCGCTTCCTTCGCGGCGTTCACTTCCTCGCTGAACTCTTTCATGCTTTCCAGACTTACCCGCTGGCTCTTGATCCGCATTTTGTTGCGTTCAACGTCGCTGGGGTTCAGTCCGCTCATAAGGTCATTCATCTGATCCATGATGGACTGAATATTCTGCAGCTCTTCGTCCGTCAGCTTGTCGTCCGCGAAGGCGCTTGTCAGCGCTTTTCGCAGTTCCTGGCTCAGTTCTGCGGCCCTGTCCTTCGCCGCGCCCATGCCGACTTCCAGCAGGGAAATAATGCTCGCGTAGGCCGGGTTGTTTGCCAGGTCTTCGTTGCTGTCCTCTTCCGTGTTGCTGTCGCCAAACAGAAGGCTCACGAAGGACATTTTTTCCGCCGTCGCCGTGGTAATGCCGGTCTGGATATTCGTAATCATATCCTCGCCGTACTGCTGGAATTTCTGCTTGTCCGTGTCTGTCAGCGTGGTACCGGCAATCATTTTGCTGGTCAGTCCTTCGGACAGAGAAACGGCGGCTTTGTCATAGTTCTGCTGCAGGGTATCAAACTCTTCGCTGAACTGTTTCAGATTGCTGAGCAATCCGGCCTTTTCGTCCCCGATACCTTCCAACGCTTCGTTGATCGTGTCCATGTCCAGCGCCATTTTGCCGAAGTTGTTTTCCAGCGCTATCTTGTTCAACTCCGTAAAGTACCCAACCAGCGCACCGATGCCGACAACCGCCGCCAGAATCGCCGTGCCGTAAGGCCCCAAAATACTGAACATCTTCATGCCGATACCGGCGGTAATCAGTGCCGGGCCAGCCGCCGCCAGGGACGTGGCCGCGCCCGCGATTGCCGCAAGGATTGTCGGATCCGCTTCGTTCAGCGTGTCAATGAATCCGCCCAGGATATCATAAGCGCTCTCCACCGGGTCGCTGAGAATTTCACCGATTTTCCGGCTGAACTCTTCCCATTTGCTCTTGAAAAGCTCTTCCGAACCCATCAAGCCGCTTACCTGGATCCCGGCGACTTTCGCCGCGTATCCTTCACTGTCCGTAATCTTGGCAAGCAGGCCGTCGTAATCCTCCGCCGCCGCCTGCAGCAGCGCCATAGCGCCCGTAATGGTACGCGTGGGGAAGATCGCGGAAAGGACTTTGTTCCTGTCCGCTTCCGTCATGCCCTTCGTCACTTCGTACAGTTGTTTGAACGTGGTAAGGAAGGGTTTCAGCTCGCCGTTTTCTTTATAGGCGCTGAATCCAACGTCTTCCAGCAGGCCGTAAACCTCCGCCAGCGCGTCCGCGTCGCCGCCCACCGCTTCGCTGATTTCGTCCGCTTCCACGCCCAGGCTTTCCATGGCCTTCCGGGCGTTGGTCGTCGGGGCAATCAGACGGATCATGCTGTTGCGGAGCAGCGTACCGGCGGCGCTTCCGACGGTACCGGTGTTGGCCAGCGTGGCCAGCATGGTAAACAGTTCTTCCGTGCTGTCGCCAAAGCGAGCCGTCGCGCCCATCTTCTCCATGGCTTCGCCCAGCTCGCTGACCGTCGTTGCGCTGCTGTTGGCCGCCATTACCCACTGATCGACAAATTCTCCGCTGTCTTCAAAGGCAATGCCCGTGCCGTTAATGGTCTTGATAAGCATATCAAGGCCGCTGGACAGATCCGTGTTGCCCGCCTGGGCCAGAACCATGGCCTGCGGGATGCCCTGCAGCATCTTCTCATAGTCCCAGCCCGCGTGCGCGGCTTCGGATATGGCCTTCGCAACGTCGTTCGTATGGAAGATTGTCTGGCTGGCCCATTCCTGGGCTTTGGTGTTCAGATCCGCGTATGTGCGTTCAAGTTCGCTGGCACTTTCTGCCGTGGCGCTCATCGCGCCCTTGGCTTCCAGCATATAGGTTTCGTAATTCTTGTAGGTTTCCAGGCTTTCTTTTTCCCATTCGCCAACCTGGCCGCCCAACTGGCTGATTACGTACCCTAACTGCGTTACCTTGTCCGCCAGTGCGGTAAACCCCGACGTAGCCCGTCCGTTAAGGACTACTGTTGTGGTTAGTTCCTTGCCCATGGTTTCACTTCCTTTACGCGCTACGTCACGATATTACTTATAGCTTATAAATGATATGCCCGGTGCCGTCGGAAAAGCCGAAGAAGCATACTTTGTCATTCACCGCAACTTCGTGTTCCGCTTTAATTCCGCTGAATATCAGCCCCGGCCTGTCATAACTCCGAACGGTATAAACCGCGCTGCTTCCGCTGCCGGTTTTTTCCGTCACTTGTCCTCTTTCCGCCTGGGTGCCCCACAGGGCCATACAATCACAGCTCTTACCCATAGCGCACCTCACTTCACAGTGTCAACGACGCGGAGCAGATTCACCGTGCTGGTTTCGTTGAAAAGGTCGTGCTCCACCTCGTCAATGATCCAATCCCCGGCGGCTCCGGTGTTCCCGTTGATCTCCGCCTTCTTCATGGCCGCGATACTCGGGTCAAACTTAACGTTGATCCGCAGCCGGTCAGCTTCCCGGTTGTGCATCAGCAATATTCCCCGCGCCCATCTTCCCGCCGTCGTTTCGTCCATGGCCGGAAGGCCGGTGATAATCTTCTGGGTTCCTTTGTCCGCGTTCTCGTCCTTCGCCGTAACCTCCGCCCATGGCGTCAGCACGGTAACGGCGCTCCATTTTTTCGCGGGCTGGTGCACATAGCGCACGCCTTCCTGCTCCGCGTCCAGTGTCCAACCGCGCACGGCGGCGCGGCCCTGCGCGTATTCAACGCCGATTCCCCGGAAAGCCCCGTTGTAGGATTTCAGCGCAATCCCTTCCCAGGTGCATAGCCTTTCCAGAAAACCCGCGCAACCTTCGTTCTCTCTCTGCAGATAGGCATACTTCACGCCGCTTTCCACGCCGTAAAGCCCTTCGTTCATGCCGCACTCCACGGCCAGCCGGTGAAGGATCGTTTTCAGATCCATATTCCGGTAATTGTCCCACGCCTTCCGGGCCGCCTTACTCGGCAGGCTCGTGGCGATAAGCCGGTACTGATCTCCTTCCGGCACAAGGGTATTGACGTACATAACGCCCGTTTCATAATTCCCGCTGTTTACCTGGATAATATCGTCCGTTTCCGGCTGCCAGCGGTGCCAGGCGGAAGGGCGGGCGAACACGATTTCCAGCACGTCCGCTTTCCCGTGGCTCACGTTCTTATGTGTGCACGCACTTGGAATCACGTACCGGCTGATATCCGTTTCCTGGTATATTACTTGCATCCGCCGCCCCCTCCTTTCCCGGTCAATCTTCCTGGGCCGCTTTCTTGGCCTTCATCACTGTTATAAATGCTTCCCGCATCAGCTGAATCTGCCGCCAGCTCAGTTGCATAAAGTCCGTAACGCTGGTATGCGTCACGACGGATAGTTCCATGATTATTTCGTAATACGTGCGTTCCCCGCCTGGGAAGATGCGACGAAAAAAACCGTTGCGAGCTGCACCGCCTTTACCGCGTCTACGCTGGAAAGGCCGCGCCGTACATCCTGCGCGTCCACGCCGGGCGTTTCCTTTCCGGCGGAAGCAATGAACAGCTCAAGCGCCTGCTCGCTGGTAATGCGGAAGGCGTTCCCGCCGTTGGCCGCGCCCCTGTCCATCGCCCGTACCATTTCCGGGCCGCCCAGGTTTTCAAAGTCGTATTCCAGTTCGGTGATTTCCACGTCGTCAGCCGTAAAGGGTTTGAACAGTTTCAGCTTGCCTTTGCTCAGCTCTTTCACCGCTTCGTCCGGGTTGTTCAGCTCCGGCCCCTTCTTCTTGGCCTTCTTCGCGGGCTTCTTTTCTTCGGCGGCTTTCTCCGCCGCGACCGTCTTTTCAGTTTCTTCGGTGATTTCGTTCTTGATTTCCTCGCTCATGGTTTCATGCTCCTTTGAATAATGATTTTTCTTTTTCTTCTTTTTGCCGGTCGATTTGTGGGCGACCGAATACGGAGCCATCCGCGCTTCAGCGCGGCTAATGGCTCCTATGTGCAAGGCGTCCGCGCTTTAGCGCGGGTAACGCCGAACACAAAGCCCCTTTGCCTTAATGAAAAAAGGGGGCAAATGCGAACACGTATTCGTATTTGCCCCCTTCTCTTGCTTTAGTTCAGCATATTCTGAACAACGTTGGTCACGTCTTTGCCGTTGAACTTGATCGTGCCAGTCATAATGTCCACCAGCGTGGTGGTCTTGCCGTCCATGATCTTTTCATACCGCAGGACGCTGTACTTGTCGGTGCTGCCCAGGGGGTTGCCCGCCTGCACGGTGCCGTCCTCGGTGCTCTTGTGAACACCCGTCACGCGGTACTTCACGGATTCATGCTCGATCTCGCCCTTGGCGACGTTGTAGCGCTGCCGGACAAGGCGGAACTCAATGGTATGCTTTCCGCTGTCACCCAGGCGCTCGCAGTTGACGCCGTTATTGTGCGCTACGGAGAACTCCATGGAGTTTACCTTGACGCTGTTCGGCATGGACACGACGCCAGCCAGTCCGGCGGCGTCAATGTCTACGGTGGGATGTTCCACCGTCGGGAGGGTAACGCTCGTCACGTCCTCCACTGTCCGGCCATTGTCAATCAGCCGGTGGTCTTCGACGTTGTTATAAACCTTCTTCGGCATGGTGTTTTCCTCCCTTCTCCTTAGTCAGCGCCCATGAGCGGCTCAAAGTACGTGGCGAATCCGTCGTCCACCCAGTTCACCAGAACCGTAAGGCTCTTGGCAATCGGCGTGGTGGTCACGTCGAAGATGAACAGGAAGTCGCCGTTATACATATCGCTCTTCGCGGCTTCGCTGGTATCCAGCGTGGCAACGCCGTAGGTCAGAGCGCCGATCTTCACCAGCGCGTCCAGACGGCTCTGCTCTTCGGCAGTAATGCTCTGGATATCGTTGGCGGAAAGGGGCTGATCCACGTCATACACGCGGCGGGCCTGGAAGTCGTTGCTCAGATAGAAGAGCATCATGTAGTTGGTTTCGGAAACATTGATGTTATCGCCGTTCACCTGGTCGTATTCGGCGGAATGAGCGCCCCAGATCACCCAGCGTCCGCCCACAAACGCGGCAGAGCAAATGCCGTTTTTGTTGAGGTTTTCGTTGATGTACTGGTCGTCGAATACCTTGCCGACGCTGGAAGCGCCCAGCCAGAGGTTGGCGACGATTCCGGCGGCGGTGTTGCTGGCGGTGTGATACGGGATCCCGTCATTCTCCGCCAGGAGCTGCAGGAAGTTCGCGCAGCGGATCACGGAAAGGTGATACTTCTTGCTGTCGGTGCCAACCACCATGGGGAACGAAACGGTTTCGTTCTTCTTGGTGTAGCCGTTGGCGTCCTTCCAGGTCTTCGCGCTCGCCATGGTAACGGGCGTGCCGTTGTCGGAAATCGGGATATCCGTAAACATCCAGGCGTCCCAATGGCCATTGATCTTGAGGGAGAGCGTCGCCATTGTCGCGTGGACGGCGGGCAGTTCGCTCCAACCGGGGGCCATGAAGATGGCGGGAATCACGCCGCAGAGGTTGTATACGTCCTTGATGGCGTACAGACCGGTGTGGGTGCCCGCGCCGTCGTCAGCACCGATAATATCCGTGCTGTTAATGCTGGACGCGGTGACGGTGTAGTAGGTGATATCCAGCGCGGCGCTTCCCAGAGCGCCAGCCGTCAGCTCCTGGATGATAATGGACTTCTTCGCCGCGTTGTAAACAGCGGTGTAGTCCGTGCCCTTCACCTTTACCACGGGCGGGGTGTCCTGGGTCTGCACAACGATGGTGTCCAGGATTGCGTCCTCGCAGTTCGCAATGGTAATCCGTCCGCTGGACGGGGTAGCGGTTTTCGTGGTCACGGCGGAAGACCTGTGTGTGCTCTTGGGATCCAGCACGTTAATCATCACCAGCGGGCCAACGCCAGCCAGTTCCAGGAAAACGTGCATCGCTTCGCACAGGGAGTATTTCGCCCAATCGTCGCTGTATCCGAAGTATTTCTTCGCTTCGGAGATATCATTGACGAGGATGGGCTTGTTCACGTTCCAGTCGCCGTTGTCGTCCGGCAAAAGGTTCTGAACGGGGGCGGTGCCGACGAGCACCACGGCGCTCTGGCTTTCGGTCGCTACGCGGGTGCCGATTGCCTGCTGATCGCCATACGCGCCATGCAGATAAGCCATAGGTGTGTCCTCCTTATTCAAGTAATTTTTCGATTTGGTTGTTCTGTGCTTCGTCCGCGTAGCACTGGAAAGCTACGTTGACATAGCCGTAGTAAAGGGGCCGTTTGTCCGTGATATATTTCTGGTCAGCGTAAAGCCCGTAGGTCATTTCCGCTTCGTTCAGAAACAGATCCGTTTTCGGGATAAACTTCTCGCCCAGCAGCGCCGCCTTGAAATCATCTATCCAGTTGAGCAGCATATATAACCCGTCACGCGTGCCCTCACGCACGAGCTTCAGATCATATTCGCCGGTATCCTCCACCTTCTGGATGAATCCGGGCTTCCGCACGCCGTCTTCGTACACGGAGAAAAGCACCTGGCAGTTCAGCCCCTGGCCTAATTCCTGCGGGCGGTTAATCCCGCTGTATCGGTCAAAGCGCTTTTCCTCCTGGTATTTGACATAGCTGTGCGTCGGCATGATGAGAATGGACGGTACCGTATACAGTTCATTCGGCATCTGCCACGCCTGGCCGTCTGCGGTTTCCTCCGGTCGCATCGGGAAATACCCGACGTAAACCTTCGGCTCCACCTTTTCAATCTTGGTAAAATCCATCCCGCTTGCCGGGGACTTCATCAACCGCCCTTTGCAGAGCTTGTCATACGTCCACTCCGCGAGCCGGTCTAACCGTTCAGTCGTTCTCATGGGCCGCACTCCTTACTCCGCAATCTGTTTGGGCGAATTGGTGGAAAGGCAGATGGTGTAAATCCCTTCGTTGTCCGTAACTTGAAGGATCTTCATGTGCACGTTGTCAAAGTACCCGAACTCGTTTGGTACCGGCGGTGTCCGTCCGGGCCAGTCCTCGTTCCGTACATGGAACAGCGTGTCAATCGTGTTGTTGTCCCAGGAAATGTCGTTGACGTTGTTGTTTTTCCGCTTCAGCGCTTCGTCTTCTTCCAGCACGCACAGGAACTTTTTGCCGTTCCAGGTGTGTTCCGTCGCAAAGTGCTTCGCGTTAATGAACACCCGCAACCGATCTCCGGGAAACCGATCTCTCAGACTCACCGAACATCACTTGCCCTTCTTCTTCGGCGCTTCCTTCGTAACGGGTTCAGCGGCCTTTTCCTCGGCGGGCTTTTCTTCCGCTTCGGCCTTGGGCGCTTTCGCCGGTTTCTCCGGGGCAAAGCCAACGGCTTCTCCCTGCTCAATCAGCCGCATCCCGTATTCCGGGCTGGCTTCGATGGTGCTTCCATCCTTCAGCAGCAGCTTCTTCATGCTTTGCCTCCTTTCGCCTTACTGGACGCCTTGCGCGTCTTGGGCTTTTCTTCCTTGGGCGCGGTTACAACGCCGGAGAGCGCGTCAATTTCCTCTACTTCCGCATCGTCGGCTGCAACCTCTTCGGTTTCATCCTCCACGGGTTCGGGAGCGCTTTCCGGTTTCGCTTTCGCCGCCTTGTCGGGCTTCTTGTCCGGCTTTACCGCCGCCGCCGGAGCGGGGGCGATTTCTTCAATCGCTCCCTTCTCAAGCAGGCGGGGAATGATTTCCTCCGGCAAGTCAGACAGAATTTCGCCCGGCGTAACCAGCCCCTTCTTCAAGGGGATATAGTGCCTTGCGACGTATTCCATCCGTCTTCTCCTTTCGGTAGGAGCACCCAACCGTCCCACAGTTACCCCGAAGGGGTTTTAGGGGGCGATCGGAAAGCCCCCTAATCTCACAGGACGTTGCCGACAACCCAACCGTCTACGTTGCGCGGTACGACGGTGGGACGGCTGGTGATACGGTTCTTGATCGCGTTGGACGCAATGGAGCCGTAGCGCAGCGGGACTTCCTTCTTGATGTAGGTCTTGTGCTGAGCCTGCGCGTCCTCCTGCTCCACCTGGGTAACAGGGCCGTGATAGACTTCCAGCATCCCACGGGAACCGGCGATAACGGTACCGGACGGGAGGATATCCTTCCGCTGTCCGTCGTCGTCCAGGAACTTGCCGGACAGGGAATAGATCTGCACGCCGTCGATATTGGTACCGACGAACCGCACGCCCTTGTCCAGATACTTGGCGTTGATATCGCCCGCTTCCGCGTTCTTCAGATCCAGCAGCTTGAGGAACGCGTCATTCGCCAGCATGGCGTTGGCAACGTCGGGAGCCACAACGATGATGTTGATGTTTCCGCCGCCGTCATAGGCCAGGTCATACATGGCCTTCATGTCGTCGTTGATCGTCGCGCCGCTCTGATCCCAGGCGGTACCGGGGGTGAAGGTGTTGGTGAAGCTGTAGTCAGCAACCACGGTCGGCACGCTGTCGCGGCCTTCGTTGGTGTACTGGAACAGGCCCAGCTTACCGGTCAGCAGCACCTGGCGAACCATGTGCTCACGGCGGCGCTGAATGGCTTCGCGCATTTCAACCTGGTCTTTCACCAGCATCTTGCGCTCGCGTTCCTGGGGCGTCATGGCTCCCAGAATCTTCTCACCGAAGGCGCGGCCCACCAGGTCGCTGTTCTCGATGATGCGTTCCGGGGCGATGGTGGCAAAGCCGATTTCCCGGGTGGAGTAGCCGTCGCGGGGCATCACAACGCCGCCAGCGCCGGGATGAACAACGGGAGCCATCCGCTCCGTGCCCTTACGGAAATCGTAAATGGCCTTGTCGTCTTCCACGGGGGCGTTTTCATGGGCGAAAACGTCATACAGGAAAGTGTAGATCCGGGGCTGAAGCTCGATCGCAGCGAGCTGTGCCCGAGTGCTATAGATATCCATATCTTTTGTTTCTCCTTTCAAAATGGTATGAAAAAAGCGCTACGCAATGCGTAACGCGGAAATGGTTTCCCCGGCCATCCTGGCTCCCTTCAACCCGCTAACGAGCGGGCCGAAGGGTTCCAAAGGGGCGACCGGAAAGCCCCTTTGAATTAAGCCCAGACAGCGTACAGCACAACGTCCTCCGTCATGGTGATGGTGGACGCGGCGGCCTTGTCGGTACCGGAACCGTCGGCCTTGGTGTTCCACTTGCTGAAGCTCTTCGTCGCCGGTGCGGTGAAGCTCAGCGAAGCGTCGCTGTTGTTCAGCACGGTATGGGTCGCGCCCGCGATTTCCGTCTTCACAACGGGATCCTCGGTGGTGCCGTTGTTGGGAACGTAGGTCACGGTGTAGCTGTTGGCGAAGGGATCCGCCGTCACGTCGGGCTTGAAGACGATACCCTGCTTCCGCAGGATCAGCTTCTGGGCCGCAGTCGGGGCAGAGCCGCCGCTCTCCTTCACAACGCCGTCGATGAAGCAGCCAGCACGGGCAGCGGTGGCGTCGGTGGCAATAGCGGTGTCGTTGGCGGGAACGTCTTCCATCAGCACGACCAGCTCCACGTTATCCGCGATGGAACCGGAAGCGATGGGCTGCCAGAGTCCGGCGCTGTTCCGGGTCAGCAGAGCACCGGCGCTCAGCGCGGAAACATTGGGGTAAACCGGGACGGTGATAAGGTCAGCGCCCTTGGGGTCAGCCAGCAGATTCTTATAGGTCTTGCTGCCGATCACATTGAAAATGGTTTCCATAATGGTTTGTCCTCCTTCTTTGATTCGTTCTCGATCAGAACATACCGACGCTTCCGCCGATCATCTCAGCGGCCAGCTTGGCGTTCTTCTCAGCTTCGGCCTTGATTTCATCCTCTTCGGAATCCTTCTCGTCCTCGGCGGCTCCGGGGGCCACGTTCGCGGCGGGAGCGGTTTCCTGGGTGCGCTGTTCCATGAACTGAGCGCCCTTGGCGGCGTCCTCCGCCTTCTTCGCCTGGGCCTTGGCGCGGCAGGCTTTCATAAAGTCCGCAACGCTGGTGCCGTTGGCTTTTGCTTCTTCCGCTTCGGCTTCAAAGCCCGGCAGGGTCATATCGGTAATACCGGCGATCCTGTCCCGCTCGTCCGCCACGGCCTGGTTACGAATTTCTTCAGCCAGCGCCGGGTTTTCCGCAAGAAGCTGTTCCCTGGTGCAATCCTTGATTTCCATGGTTTGGGGTTCCTCCTTGTTTTTATTTGAAGACGACAACCCGGCAACTGGATCATCGTTGCTTCCGTTGGTGTTACCCATAACGTAACGTTTGGTACCGTCCTCCGCTACGGGTTCCTCCGCCTTGGGCGTTTCCGCCTTGGCGGCAATGGCCGCCGGAACGTGCTTATACATTCCGTTCATCACGTCCAGCATATCGCGGGATACGCACGCGGCTGCAGGCTCGGCGTTTCCGGCTTCGGCTTTCAGCATTTCGTCGCAGAAACC